CTCCTCCTCAATGCTCACGTCGTGCGGCGGCAGCGTGAGGTACGCCCGCAGGTTCAGGCCGTTCTTGACGGCGTTAGTCAGTGTTTGTTGGGTCATAGGCCTCCATGGTTTTTTGCTTTTTACTTTGATGCTCCCGCAGCGCTGCTCGATTCGCCTCGGCCTCTTTGCGAGTGATACAAACCTCCCGCGCCGGGCAGAAGAAGCACCATTTCCCGGCGCTAAATTCCGGCGCTTCGTATTCGAGGAGCTGGTCCTGCGCACACTCGGCCCCGAGGACAAGCAGCTCGTGAAGGGCGTCAAGCTCGTCTGCGGAGTGTACGGTGATGCTGTGCTTTCGCTTTCGCTTCGCTCGCGGTTGGATGATCGACACCTCGACGGACTCGACATCCAGGACCGAGTTTTTCCGCACCATGCAGGCGTAGTACGCGAGCTGCATGTTGTCCTCGGCATCTACCGGGCTGGTGCCGTACTTGAGATCGAGCACCGCCGCGTGAACGCCCCCGGCCCGCTCGCCGACGACGAAGAAGTCCACCGTTCCGAACATCGCCGGGTCGTCGTTCAGTTTCAGCCGCCGCTCGATCTGCACCGAGACTTTTTTCGGGTCGTTAAACGTCCACACGGCATCGACGCAGCTCCGAACGTACGTCAAGACGTGCTCGAACATGCCGCCTTCCGGGTCAACGGGTGGCGATGTTTCCCACGACATGAGTTTGATCTCTACCGGCACGGGGCGGAACTCCTCCAAGTCGAGAGGATCAAGTGTTGCCGGTCGCCCGAGCGCGAGCCACTTGCGCAGCATGCCCTCGGCCATGGCGTGGGCTTCCGTCCCGCGCTCGGCGTACCAGCTCGACTCTTCCCGCATCGGGTACTGGTGGGCGAGCCAAATCGAGCCGGGGCAGTTTAGCCAGCGTTCGGCGGAACTGGGAGAGAACACGGAGTGGACACGCTTCGTCATATATTCACCCCGCTATCCTCAAACAGCGACCGCTCGGCCGCCTCAATCTCCGCGAGCCGCTCGCGCACCGAACTCGGCTTGCCGTACTCCGTGTCGAGAATCCGCCAGTACCGGCCGTCCTTCTTGCACGTGATGTGCGACGGCGCGAGGAGTTCTCTTTCTCCCGTTGCGCGCGCCAGGGCCTCGTCCACCGTGCGCGGCGCGGGCGAAATGCCACCGTGCTGGAACCACCACTTGGCAGCCTTGTCCCCGGCATAGCCCGGGTGCTCGAAACACACCCACTCCGAGCGCGAGTTGGTCATGTCCAGCATGTAGTCCACGCGCATCGATGGGATCTTTCCCGGCTTCTCGTGGCGGCTATACCGCACGTCGAGCACTTCCAACCGCTCGGGCGCTGCAGGTGCGTCTCCCGACATCACGGCCCCCGCGAACGCCTGCGGCTCGATGTCCGGCACCGCCTCGCGGCTCCACACATACCCGCAGTCCGGGCACTGATTGTCGCCGAACTCGACCAGGCTCTCGCACACCGGGCACGCGCGGCCTTGGGCCTTGTGCACCTCGCACTCGATCTCTTGCGTGAGCGGGTTCCTCCTTCGCGCCAGGCGGATCTTGTCGATCGGCCCGTGACGCTCGAAGTTCTGGCCGTGATCGAGGATGAGGCAGTCAGTTTTGCCGGGCGCGAGCCGCAGCCCGCGACCCACCATTTGGCTGAACAACCCTGGCGACTGCGTGGCCCGCTGCACGCTGATGAGGTCAATGGTCGGGACGTCCGTGCCCGTGGTCAGTACGTCGCAGTTGACCACGCACCGCAGGTTCCCCGTGCGGAACCGCTCCAGAATCCACTGCCGCTCCATGGGTGGGGTCTTGCCCGTGACGGCCTCGGCATCAATCCCGCGACTCTTGAGTTCCTCGACCACCAGCTCGACGTGTTCCACCCCGGCGCAGAACACCAGCCAGCACTTGCGGCCGTGCCCGTGGCGGATCATCTCGCTGACGGCGGCTTTGACGAGGCTTTGCCGGCAGAACGCGGCTTCCATCTGTTCGGCGACGAACTCGCCGGTGCGCACGGCCACTTCCGACAAGTCGGCGTGCACCTTGGAGCACTTGCTCACCAGCCGCGAGAGGTACCCCTGGTTGATGAGGTCCATCATGTGTGCTTCGAAGCACACGTCCACGAACAGCCCGTCGGCGTCGACGATGCTCCCGCGCCCGGTGCGAAACGGCGTGGCTGAGAGGCCAAAGATGCGCGTTTTGGGGTTCAGGCGGAGCAGGTCATCAAGTAAGCGCCGGTACTGCGTGTCGTCGTTGTCGGTGTCCACCCGGTGCACCTCGTCGATAATGACGAGCGTCTGCGGCCCGAGGTCCTCGGCGCGTTTGTAAATCGACTGCACCCCGGCGACCGTCACGCGGCAGTTGAGGTCACTAGCTTTGAGCCCGGCCGAGTACAGGCCGATCGAGCCATCGGGCCAGAGTTGGCGAATCTTCTGCGCGTTCTGCTCGAGCAGCTCGGCGCGGTGCGCGACGACGAGCACGCGGTTCTCGGGGCGGGATTGCACGACCTTGCGGGCGACCTCGGCCAGGACCAGACTCTTCCCGGCCCCGGTTGGCAGTACCGCCACCGGCGCGCCCGAGGCGTTGTCGCGGAACCAGCGGAAGGTCTCGCTAACGCAAGCTTGTTGATAGGGGCGGAGCTGCATAACCAATCGAAGTGATAAAATCAGTGCCGGTTATTGCCGACCGGCGGCGGCTGTTTACAGGCTAAAAGGGGACGTCTTCGTCACTCATCGGACCGGGACCGCTCTTTGCCTGGGCTGTTGCTGCGGCCACCTGCGACTCCTTCCACAGGTATGCCGAGACCCTCGACCGCGTTTTCGACGGGTCGCGATTGTCCGGCTCGTTCTCGACCTTCACCTTGATGGGCTTTCCGTGCAGTTGCGCGGTGTCGAGGAGCTTCGCCACGCCGCAGGCTTTGGCAATGGCCGCGAGCTGCGATTGCCCGATGCTCTGTGCCTGCGCCGAGGGGTTCGTGATGTTGATGTTGTCGTAAAGGGTGCGGCCTTTGTGCTGCCCGTCTATGACCTGCATCTTGATTTTTACAATCGTGCCCGTGCCCTTGGAGTTCGGTTTGACCTCGCTCTCGGTTACGACCACGATGTATTCGCCCGGTGGGAGTGGGCTGTACTCGCCAGCCGGTTCAACCACTGCGGTGTCGATCATTGTTCCTAAAATTGCCATGATTATCTCTCCTTCTCTGCTGTTGCTGTTTTCTGTTTGTACGCCGCACCGACCGCCGCCGAGAATGCCTTCCAATCGAGGGGCATTTCGTACGGCAGTTGGTAGCGGTTTTTGCCGACGTGTGCCGGGCGACTCTCGGTGAGCATGATGCGCTCGCCCGTTCCCACCCCGCGCGTCACCTTTCGGCCGAACCCGGCTTCGGTGCTCTGCGTGAACATCCGCTGGGATGCAAAGAGCAGTGCGTCGCACCACTCTTCGACGATCGCCGCAGCCTTCTGGTGAATGTCCAGGAGGTACCGATCGTAAGGCTCCAGGTCCGGGGCCTCGAAGCGCTTGACGATGCTGTGAGCGACAATGACCACAGTCATGCCCTTGCGGTCACGAAGGGCGTTCAACCCCGCAATGAGCCGTTCGAAGTGCGCCAGGGCGAACACGTATCCCTTGCCGTATTCCGAAAAGATGCTCTGCCCCTGCTCGGTACGAACCTGCTCGTGAATGAGCCGCTCGCACCAGTCGAGGGAGTCCAGTACCACCGTCGAGAATTTGTGATCCTCGCTCAACAGTGACGACACCGACTCCAGCACTTGCTGGAACGACGTGGCCAGCGGGAACCGCGCCGTGTCCATGGTGCCCAGGCCGTCCTCGGTCTGGATCACGATCGGGTCTTTCGCCGAGCACGCGAACGTGCTCTTTCCGACTCCTCGCTCGCCGTAAATTACGACTCTTGGGGGTTTCCGTTCCACCCCCGTGATTACACTGCCAAGTCCTACCGACATATTCCTCCGTTACACATACATACACATCATCTACCAAACTCAAATCTCGCAGACTTCGCCGCCGCATAAGCGCGGATGATCGACGGGGCGTCATAGTTATAGCCTTTATCTTCGTGGCCTAGGTCGCGCGGACAGCCTTTCCGTTTACAGGGGAGGCGGTTGCTACGGCCATTGAACTCAATACCAAGATATCCGCATGCGCGACATTGGCACCACATATACCCAGAGTCTCCAGACTCTACGGTCGTGCCATCGGGGCATTTAAACAGGCCGCATAGATACTGCGCTTCGGGCACGCCAAAGCACCCCGACGACGAGAACCCAGTTTCAAACAAATACACCGGAAGGCTAGATGCTTCGGCCAATTCCGCTGCTAGGCGGAGCTCGCGATCCGTAGCAGTGCGCCCTTTGATTTCCAGCCAACATTCCTGGCGAGGAAGAAAGAAGTCCGGCAAGTATCGACCGCTATCGAGTTCGAAACCCTCCGGTTCATACTCCCACGGGATTCTCACAGCATCGAAGAACACTGCCCACCTGGCCTCAAGCCGACTGCGAAACCGGCACCCACCGTATCGTGTTTCGATTGCCTTATATGATTTCACTGTCTCAATCATGGTTGACATGTATAGATCAAATGATTTACAAATGTCAACCATGAAGATGAGTATTGAAGAAATCATTTTTCAGTGCGGGGGTGACCTAGCCGTCGCCTACCGCGTGCGGGTGCACCAGCAGACCGTGCGCCGGTGGGCGACGGCGGGGCGCATCCCGCGAAAGTATTGGCACGACATTGTCAAGTTGTGCGGCGAAGGCTGTTCGATTCGCGATCTACGAGATATGCATCGATCGAAAAACGCCAAGCGCCGGGGGTAAATGATTCACCAATTAGGTTTTCGCGAGCTCGCCCCGCGATTGGTTTTCGAACAGGGCATTTCAGTCCTCCCGGCGATTCCGGCAGAAAAGACTCCGGGCTCTTTCGCCACTCACTCGTGGGTTGCCATGACCGGCTGGAACGAGTTCAAAACGCGCCTGCCGACGCGCAGTGAGATTGACAGTTGGATCTCGTGGCCCGACCCGAATATCGGAGTCCTCACCGGGCGTCTCTCAGGGATCGTGGCCGTTGATTTCGATAAACGTGGGGAGCTTCACCCTGCTCTATACGCTCTGCTCCCGCCGTCCCCCGTTCGTAAGCGCGGTGCTCACGGGTTCAGTGCGTTCTATCGTTTTTCCGGCGAACCCCGCCGCCGATGGAAACTGGCGGACGACACCGTGATCGAGATTTTGTCAGAGTCGTTTTGCGTCATCCCGCCCTCAGTCCACCCCACTGGACTCGTCTACGAATGGATCGGCGAGGAGGATTTATTGTCGGTTCGTCCGTCGGACTTGCCCGCATTGCCGGGGAACGTGTGCGAACTGCTTGACGACTTTTTTTCGCTCATCGATCCCGAGCGACGGAACCGACCTGTCTCGGTTCCGCGCATTGTTCAGCGAGCGAGCTGCGACGGATACCCCGAAACAAGTCTCGACCGAGTCAAGGACGCGCTCAAGTTCATTCCGGCTGAGGACTACGACACCTGGATTCGCGTGGGGATGGCCATCCACTCGGCGTTCCCAGGAGATGATGGCCTGGCGGCGTGGGACGCTTGGAGTCAGACCTCGGCAAAGTACCACGACAACAGGTCCAGGGGCGTCGATCGCAAGTGGGCGTCCTTCCGCTCCAACAGCGGGGGGGGCATTACGCTTGGCACGTTGTTTCGCTTGGCTTTCGACGGGGGGTTTCGTAACGCCCCTAACTCGTCGGGGATCTCCGAGAGGCCAAACGTCGTCATCGATTTCGACTCCCTGTCCCGGTCGTCGAGAGCACGACAGGAATCAGAATCACTCACCCCTGCGCCCCCCCCGATGCCGGGAGGACGCCTGGCGTTGCCAGTTGAGTTGCTTACGTCTGCACCCGGGTTGGTCGGCGAGATCGCCGACTGGTTGGCCAGGAGCAACTCGTACTGGCAGCCGTCCTATGGCCTGGCTGCGGCTTTGGCATTTGTGGGCATGTGCAAGGGGCACCGGGTCAAGACCGAGACGAATTTCCGCACCAACCTGCTCTGCGTGGCCGTGGGGCCGTCGAGCTCCGGGAAGTCTATGCCCATCAAGAGGGTACAAGAGCTGGCCGCCTTGGCGGGGCTACAGCGACATATGTGCGGCGAGCCGGTGTCCGACAACGGCCTGGTGAAGAGCCTGGTTCAGGCGGGGCACAAGGGGTTTGTTCCATGGGATGAGGTGGGTTTGGCGTTCAAGAGCATGTTTGCTGTCCGCGCGCCGTCTTACACTGCCGCCATCGCTCGGCGCATGCTGCAAATCTTCAGTGCTGCCGACACCGTGCTTCTCGGAGCGCAGTACGCGTCACAAGACGACGACAAAAACCCCCGTTTAGACCTCCACGAGCCGTGCCTGTGTTTGTACGGCACCAGTACCGAGGACGGCATATACGGGGCCATCTCCTCGGTACAAGCGGCCAACGGCTTTGCCGCCCGGTTGTTGGTGTTCGAGACGCACGACTACACACCACCGCGGCAGAAATTCCGGGACACCACACCCCCCGCCGACCTGGTGGCTAAGGTGCGGGCGATTTCTGGCGTTGGTGGGCCGACAGAGGGGAACTTGGCCGGGGTGCTGAGTGTGCCATTGGCTGCGCTGGTCCCTTTCACAAAGGAAGCTGAGGCGGCGATCGAACTAGCTTCGCAGGAGTTCGAGCGACGAAAGAATATCGCCATACGGGGCAGGCAATCAGCCATTGAGAGCATCTGGGGGAGAGCGTTCGAGCACGCATCAAAGATCGCGCTCACGGTCGAAGACGGCCCCGAGATCACTTTGGCTTCGGTCGAGTGGGCCGTGGCGCTCGTGACGAAACTATCCGAAAACCTGGCCGAGGTGGTGACCGAGCGTGTGGCCGACAACGAAACCCACGCGGATTTGAACATGGTCCTGCGCATCATCAAGGAGGCAGCGCCCGGCTGGGTCAGCACCACCGACCTGTACGGCAAAACTCGTCGCCTCGGTCGCCGCCAACGGCAAGAAATTTTGGCATCGCTCGTTGAGGAGGGGCAGATCGAACTCAACTGCTCGCAGGACGGCGGGGCCGGGCGGCCCATCACCAAGTATCGCCTGGTCGCACGCTAACCCACCTGGAATTAACCGACAGAATTAACAGCAACCTGTTTTGCTATTAATTCGACGTGTTTTCTCGTGTTGTTTCGATGGGTTATACCGCCTCCGGTAATTAACAGCATTAACAGCATTAACAGCATTAACAGCAGGGGTAGAGGTAGAAGGGGATAGGGGATAGGGAAGGGGGAAGCTCTATACTGTTATTGATATTAATACTATTAATTATTATATATAATATAACTATATAGAATCACTAGACTTCTTCCCCTGAATTAACCGCAAACTACCCTGCTGTTAATTATGCTGTTAATTATGCCCTAGCGCGGGGGCGTAGAACGGCGTTTGATTGTCGATCCCCTTCCACTGGCCCGCCCTGGGCCTGCGGGAGCGCGCGCTGGTGGCGTGGGTGCTGGACTTGCGGGTGGCGTGATGGCCCTTGCGTGAACGCCGCGAGCCGTGACACACTCTCGCGGTAGGTGACCCGCCACAGAGCCCGCGCCGCACGTTCCGCCAACCCGTCCTCTCGCAAAGCCAAGCTGCCGAGTGAGCACTCGATTCAGTCCCGCTTCGTGAGCGGTCTGCAGCACATCCCGCATACCGGCGCTCGCTGCTACTACGCAATCCCCAATCAGGCCATTGGGCGGTCGTTCGCCCGGCAGACCTACTTCAGCCAGGAAGGAGCGCTATTCGGGGTTTCTGACTGGCACTGTTTTTACCCAACCAAGAAACATCCGGGTTTTTATATCGAGTTCAAAAAACCCGGAGAAAGTCCGCGAAAGAATCAGACCGAGTTCATGGATCTCGCCCGCTCCTGCGGCCACCGCGTCGAAGTCCACACCTCGGCAGAGACCGCATGGGCGGCGGTGTGCGACTACCTCGGCGTCGCCGTCCCGGAGGCCCTGAGGCAGTATGGATGACTGGTTCGAGGACGACGCCCACCAAGGAGAGGCGTGGGACGCCCCGCAGCTCTTTGAG